TTTTCTTGGTAACAACCATTTTGGTGACATAACCGATATGGTTTGACCATGTCGAGCATATCCTCGGAATGGTCAAAAACGCCGCCGCTCCCTGATAGCGGCCCCGCATTGGGTAAGCGGGAACAAAAAATTGCTTGTTAAATGAAAAAAATATGATAAACTTCATTTGCCTTAGAAATATATGGACAAGATATGATTCTAAGGCGCATGTCTTAATTTGAAAAACCCGCTACAAGGTACTTGTCCTACCTTTTAGTGGGTTTTTTTTTGCCGCTTCAACTAAGACTTGGACAGCAAAGAAACGCGCCGCAACTTCAGGCTAGATACGGGTTCGGGCGGTGCGTGTGGTGGGCAAGAATGGCAAGGCCCGAACGTGTGGAAAGCGGCGCGTGTGTGTGTTGGGTTTCCTGATTTAATCAATGCGAAAAACGGCACTGTTCGGACTAATCTCCGGCAGGTATGGCTTAGGCTGCGGGCTAGCAAATATCAGGATAAAACATTACTACGGGCTGGGCTAGAGCGTTAGCAGGATACGCGACCGATGGCGTATTAAGTCTGGCTTTGTGGTGGGACAAACATCTATCTAGTCACCACCATACCTTAATGCGATGGCCTCGTCCCATTGGATTATGGTTTTCCCAAACCTGTTTATACGGGTAGGGGAAAACTTTACCTACCGCTCTAACCTGAACCCTTGGATTATGGAATTGATATGACAAAAATAACAACAAACGATGATAAACAAAATCTGGTGGCAATCGTCAAGGCTTATGACAAGATGGAAAACGCCAAACGCGGGTATGTGTTGGCGGTCATTGAATTGGGCGAAAGGCTGATTGAGGCAAAGGGAAAACAGCCCCATGGGAAGTGGGAAATTTATTGCAGGGAAAAGCTCAAATCCGTCCTCGGAGGACGGATTTCATCCCCTGAGCAGGCACTTAAATACATGCAAATTTCCCAAAATAAAGCGCTTGTTTTGGAGTTTTTTAAAGGCGAAAAAACAATAAACAGCATCACCCAAGCGATACGCGAAGCCACCCCTGAGATGCTGGCACAGGCCGAATCCCACCGCTTGGCACAGGAACAGGAAGCCGAACAAAAGCGGCTGGACAGGGATCGGTTAGAACGTGAACGGATGGAAGCCAAGGCGAAATCCGAAAGCAAAGAGCCCATTGACGGGGAGTTTACAGAAGTTGTAGATAAGCCAGCGGAAAAGCCTAAGCCGCTCGCACCTGACAAGGCCGAAGCGGTTATTAGAGAAAACGAGCTTTTAAAGCAAGAAGCCGCGCGGGGGGGTGAGGTTATCAACGAACTGGATGCAGTCAACAACGACCTGAAGAAAGAAATAGACAGCTTGGTCAAGATATTTGAGTCGAACGACCAAGTTTCAATGGCCGTGAAAGAAGCCCAAAAAGCACGGGACATACAGAACGCGTTGCAGGATCGGATTAACGGATTAATCAACGAAAATGCTGAATTGAAGAAGTTGTGCGCTTATTGGAAAAGGAAATTTGATAAGTTGGAGGCGCGTCATGCTTCAACTTAGACCCTACCAACAATCTGCGATAACTGAAATTAAAAAGGGCATTCTGTCGGGGCATAGGTCACAGATTCTGTACCTGCCTACTGGTGGCGGCAAGACGGAAATCGCCATAGCGATGTTGCAGGCCGCTATGGAACGTGGCAATAGGGCAATCATGATCATGGACAGACGCATATTGGTTGAACAAACCAGCGCACGGCTTATGAAATACATGATTGATCATGGTGTTCTAATGGCTAAACATCCGCGCTATTTGCCGTACAAGGCCATACAAGTTTGTTCGGCTCAAACCATAGAGGCTTGTGGCGGCTTTCCTGATGCCAGCTTGGTGATCATTGATGAGGCACACAATTCCAGAAAATCAATCAACGAGTTCATAAAAAATAACCAAAAAATAAACGTGATCGGTTTGTCAGCAAGCCCATTCACCAAAGGACTGGGGGCAATTTATGACAATGTGGTCAGTGGCACGACTACAAAAGCACTTGAAGAGCGGGGCAACTTGTCACCCATGCGCGTGTTTATTGCCAAAGAAATCAATATGTCGGGGGCAAAAACTGTTGCAGGGGAATGGTCACAGCAGGAGGCCATTATCCGTGGCGTACAGATCACCGGCGATATTGTCAGCGAATGGATTAAAAAAACCCATGAGATATTTGGCGGCCCACGAAAAACGATTGTGTTTTGTGCCGGCGTGGCGCACGGGCAGGATTTGGCGCAAAAGTTTAGAGAGGCCGGGTATAACTTTGTCAACCTGAGCTACAAAGAAGATGACGACTACAAGCGCGATATGCTGCAAGAATTTTCAAAAGAAAACAGTAGCATACAAGGATTGATTGCCACTGACATATTAACTAAGGGATTTGACCAAGCAGACGTGATGATTGGCATATCGGCACGTCCGTTTAAAAAGTCATTTTCCAGCCACGTCCAACAATTGGGCCGTGTCATGCGCCCCCATGCCGACAAAGAGGCGGCGATTTGGCTAGACCATAGCGGCAATTACCTGCGGTTTAGGGATGACTGGGAAGACCTTTATAACAATGGCGTAACTGCATTGGATGATGGCAAGGAAAAGCCCAAGCCTGAACCAAAACAAGAAGAAAAAGACGCGGCAAAATGCCCTGAATGCGGCGCGTTGTGGGAAACACGGGGTGACACCTGCACCCATTGCGGTCATGTTCGGGTGCGTAAAAACAATGTTATAGCTATAGCTGGAACGCTGGAAGAAATCAAACTGAACGGAAAGGTGGTGGCGGCTACACCTAAAGAATTGCTGGCTCAAATTTACAGCTATACCCGCGCGTATGGCAATCCCGAAACACCAAGGGAACGCGCATGGCATTTGTACAAGAGCATCTATCCCGATAAAAAACCCGACTGGGAATGGTTTGACAACATGACAATAGTGCCTGTTTCCCGTGAAGTTGGAAACTATATCAAAAGGGAATCAATAGCTTACCGAAAAGCCATAAGGAAACAAGGCTAATGGAACTGGCAGACCAAACGCGGGGAAGGTGGCTTGGTATACTGGTCAATTTTGGCATTAATGAGAAAATTTTGAACGGCAAGCACCACCCTTGCCCATTGTGCGGGGGTCGTGACCGTTTCAGGTTCGATAACAAAAGTGGCGATGGCAATTATTTTTGTTCCGGCTGCGGTGCGGGGCAGGGCATCAAGTTAATCATGCGGTACACGGGTATGGATTTTAAAACCTGTGCAGAATCAATCAGGAACATCATAGGCGGGGTCAGTGTGCAAGAAACCAAAGCGATAGACTACGAAAAAAATGCGGAAAAGCTGAAGAGAATAAATGCCGGATTGAAAAAAATCCAAGACGGTGATCCGGTCAGCCTGTACCTGTCAAGCCGTGGGCTGTACCCGTGGCAACAAGACAGCCTTTATTACCATCCGTCATTACCGTGCTGGGATGGTGATAATAAGCTGGGCTATTTTCCGGCAATGGTGGCGGCGATACGCACACCCACTGGTGAGCTAGCCACCTATCAGATTACCTATTTACAAGATGGAAACAAGGCTAAAGTGCCTGTTCCACGAAAGAACATGCCCGTTGCAAAGCACATTGACGGTGGCGCTGTGCGGCTGTTTGCCCCATGCGAGTTGCCAAGCGTGGAACGTGGCGTTGCCGTTGAACCCGTCATGACATTGGGCATTGCCGAGGGGATAGAAACGGCATTGGCTGTGCATCGGCTGTCTGGGTCCATGCCTGTTTGGGCTGCGGTGTCGGCAAATGGCATGGCAACTGTTGAGATACCGGAAAATGTCAAAGCGGTGATGATTTACGCTGATTCAGATGCTAATTTTACCGGACAATCGGCGGCGTACACGCTGGCTAAAAGGCTGTCTAACAAGGGGATAAAGGCCAAGGTGTCATTGCTGATAGACCGTGAACCTTTTACAGACCCTGGCATAGCCTATGATTTTAACGACTTTTTAAAGGATAATAAATGAAACCAAAATTGATTAAACGTGGGGGCATTTGGCTGTGCATGTGCGGTAAAAAGTTTGCTGCCGCCCGCACACCAAGTGAATCGTACAGGAATTTATTTATCGTTTTAGGTGATTGATGATCATATTTCCGTTGCCCCCTTCCACGCTTAGCCCTAATGCCCGTGT